GCTGCTCTTGGATACCTGCTCGACCGTGCTTGCTACATCCTCAAACTCCACGCCGATCGTGGCCGACTCGTATCGATCCAGCAATACATTCCAGGACAGGCGCGACACCTTTGCCAGCGTGCTGATTCCTAGCGGCTCAAAGATCACCTTTACCGTATCACACAAGTAGATCGGGATTGAGATGTCCGTGTCGTCAACATATGACACATCAATCGACACCCTCGGCAAACCGATGGACGATGCTGCCAGATATTCCTCTGCCTTTGCCCGCAGTGCTGCCTCATCCGGCGTGCTGGCGAAGCTCGGAGTGAAATCTACCGGCATTATTCTCGGATACGGATACAAGGCCGCTGTCGGTGCAAGAAGCACCTTTTCTGTCAGATCAACATAGTCGCCGTCACTGTTGTAGTACGGATAGATGCCTGTGTATGTGTCCTCTATGCTCTGCTCCTGGGTGATGTCGGTGATGTTCTTGCCGTACCGGACCACCTTGCCCCGGTTCTGTCCGCGCTCTTGCCAGATATGCACATCGTACATATCCCATTCGACTTCCGCGCCCCAGCGTGCAAGCAGATTGTCATCGATGCCACCGATGATCGCCCGACAGCTGTCAACGACTTCCGTGTTAAATTCTCCATCTTCCACGTCCGTGTCGAATGTAAACGGGTTCGTCACCACACTGCGCATACTTAAAAGGCTCACAGCATCCGCCGGATTGTCCGCGACAAACGGCTCAACCGGTATCGCTGTGAGCTGGTAGGATATATGCTGCGCCCTGATGGTAGATACACCATCAATCGCGTCAGTCACCTCATAAATGCGGAATGCCTGCGGTGTCGGCTTTTGGTTCGCTCTGCAGTAGATGATATTGCTCATCAATAATTGCCCGAAGTGCCGACCGCCGACCGGATACTCCATCGTAAGTTCGTAAATGCCGTTCCGCTCCTCTTCCACGATGCAGCTGATGGCATCCGCAAGCCTTCCAAGTCCATTCGATGTGAAGTTTTGCTCATCTGCGTCATACAGAATAGGGATCATAATCTCCACCACCTCGGTGTGATCTCCACCTTTGTCACGCCCGTCAGAGCCACGCTATTTGTCCCGCTGTCGAGCTTTGGAAATTCAGATAGAGAAATATACTGGTTTGCATTTGTCGAGCCGCAGAACGCCTCCTGCAGGTCGCAATCTATGTCGATATACGACAAGCTATGCGATGCGATCTCGATCGCCGTTCCATTCACTGTGATCGTTCCGGCACCAGTCACGCGGATCAGCGGCTTGGATGGCATATCGGTCGGGTTGTTGATCGTTCCGCCAGTTGTGAACGTGGTCACGTTTTCGCCGCTCTTCAGAAACCGCTCCGGCCTGCAGTTAAAAATCAGATCAAAACTACCAGCCGCCAACCAGGATACCGGATCGACAATCATTCCCTGTGACAGTACCGCCAAGCGGAACTCATCCGGATAATATGTGTCTTCGAGTCTCACATAGTCGACCGGCTCCAACAGCTTGTTCGCCCAAGTCCTCAAATTGATTGCAAAGTCTTTGATGATAAATGCCGGATAGGTGATCTCGATGTTTTGATACCGCCCGTGGTCGATGATGATATCACCGTTCCGTCCCGGCACCTGGATCATCTCGCGGTCGCGTGCAGGGGCATTGAATACCCCTGTGCCGCTGATATATACTCCGTATGCCAAACTATTGATGCTGTTAAATGTCAATGAGTTCAAGCCCATGCTGATCTCCTCTGTGCCACACTTGTCGTGATCCTACGGTCTACCGCAATCGCCAGGTCGTTGATGTTCTGGCCGGGTGCGCCGTTGATGGTATTGGCAATGTTAAACGTCAATGTGGATGCATTAACAGGTTGTGCGACTGCTGCCGCCATATCCTCTGCGGCTTTCCGGACTTCCGGAATGTTGTCCCGAATTCCTTTGGTGAATAGATCCATCATATCCGGTGCGAATGTATGGAAATTGGAAAGCGGGCCTTTCTCCGGTTCCGAAAAACCAAGGAATGCCGCGATTTCTTCTGCGGTCGCTTCGAGTTCGTCTGATAACGCTCCGACCTTCTCCTTGATGCCGTTTATAAAGCTGTCGATCATATCGCGTCCCCATGTGAGTGCCTTCCCAGGCAGATCCGCAAGAAACTGTATCGCTTCGCTCACTCCATCCACGATTGCATCCTTGATGCCTGTCACCTTCTCCACGATGCCATCCCAGATCTGTTGGAATATCTCAAGTGTTTGTTTCAGCAAGTCGCCCCAGAACTCGATCGCCTCGTAAACGATCTCGTCAATCTTCTCTCGGATGCTCGCGCCAAGCTCCAGCAATGCTTCGCCGATGCCCGCGACAATCTTCCAAAAGATCTGTATCGAAGTCTTCATAAATCCTTCGAAGAAGATGATGACTGTTCGGATCGTCAGCTCCACAAGGTTCGTGGCGATGCGCTTCAAATCTTCCCATGCCGCAGTCCAGTCGCCATTTACAAGGTTTTTAACAAGATTTACAACATTTATGATAAAATCGATAAATGTCTGCAGCTGTGGGATAATACCATCAATGACGACTGTCTTGACCATCTGCACGATGTCGGAACCAAATGCCGCCCACAAGGCCTGCATGAGTTCCTGGAACGCCGCCCACAGTTCGCCAAGTGCATCAATCAGTGGCTGGGCGGATAGCTGTATCTCGTTAAATATTCCGGAGACATCATTCCGAAAGCCTTCATCTGATGACCATAGTGCCGCAAATGCCGCCGCAAGTGCCGCAATGGCAGCGACTACAATGCCGACCGGTCCCGTGAGCGCCGTTAGCGCTGTCCCGATCTCCGGCAGAAACTGTATCAGTGATCCGATTCCGCTGATCAGCCTACCGCCAACCGACAGAAGCGGCCCTATTGCGGCAGCAACGCCCGCAATCTTTATGATGGTCTGCTTCTGTGTGTCGTCCAGCTTCGTCCATCGGTCTTTCAGCTCTTTGGCAAAGTCGTTCACCTTCTTCAGGGCCGGAACCAGCATATCCTGCATTGTCGCCGCAATGTCTGCGCCGGTGATCTTCAGCTCATTCAGGATGGTTTTTAGTTCATCCACCGGATTGATGGTTCCCTCAAAAGTCCGCTCTACCGTACCAATGACGGACATATCCTTTTCGAGGTCTTTCATCGACAGGCGGCCGCTCGCCGCCATATCAACAAAGCGATCTGCCGCTTTTGAACCAAATACATCGACTGCCATCGCGAAATCTTCTGCAGATACCTCACCATCCTGCAGAGCTTCCAGCATATCGGTAAGGCCTTCTGTGACACTGATGTTGTCTTTTTTCCAGTTGACGGCCGCCTTAGACAGTCCGGCAAGGGCCTGCGATGCATCCACACCATTCTGTTCAAATTTCCCAAGCAAAACGACCGATTCGTCAAAACTCAGGCCAAGATCCCGCAGAACCGTGCCATTGGTCTCTATGTTTGACATCAATTTGGATACGTCCGTACCTGTCGCCTGCCCCGTTGCCGCCAACAGATCCAGCATCTCGCCCAGATCTTCCACGTTCAGCCCGAACTGCTGCATCAAACGGGATGCGGATCCTATGGAACTGTTAAGATCAGTATCCGCAATATGTGAGAACTTGATGAACTGCTCGGAAACGTCCTGCAGATCCTGATCCATCAATCCAAAACGTGTGTTGACTTCTCCGGCTGCGATACCTGCCTTTTCAAACGATGTCGGGAGTGTTGTAGCTATGTTGTTGACCGTATCCTGCAGGGATTCCAGTGTTTCCCCGGTCGCTCCGGTCTTCTTCACAACGACATCCATAGCCTCATCGACTTCCGTCCACGCCGCCATCGATGCCGCACCTGCTGCCACGATCGGTCCGGTGACATACTTGGTCATCGTGTCGCCGACAGCAGTCATTTTCGCGCCTGCTTCTTGTACCTTTTCTCCAACTTCGCCCATCTGCTGGGCCACAAGCTGGGCCTGTTGCTTTCCAACGCTGCCGAATTCCTTCAGCTCGCCTTCCAGACCCTTGAGAGACTGCTGCGTTTCGACGATTTCACGTTCCAGCGCTCGCTGTTCTTCCGTCACCTCTCCGGTGGAGTTGTTCGCCTTCATCTGTTCGAGAGCCTGCTTCTCCTGCTCCAGCTTGTCTTTGGTCGCAGTGATGGCCTCGTTCAGATAGTCCTGTTTTTGTTTCAGCAGGTCTACGTTGCCGGGATCCATCTTGAGCAGGTTATCAACATCTTTGAGGGATGCTTGTGTATCCTTCAGCTTGCTATTGACTTCTGCCAGCGATTTCTGCAGACTTTGTGTCTCGCCCGATATTTCGATGGTAATACCTTTGATTCTATTCTTCGCCATTCTCTACCACCTGTCGAAGTCTTCCTGTGTTGCTTTCCTTGTTCTTGGTTCGTCCTTCTCTGTATAATCGTTATTGCTCTCGATGATCAGATCCATCACGAACCCTTCCTCTATTTCCTCCAGATCGTCCATCCGCAGGCCGATCTGCAATGCTCTCAATGCATAGATAGCGGTGTTTATTTCTCGGGATCCGCCGTCCCCTCTGTTTTTTTTAGTTCCGAGCTGGACAATTTATTGCCCAGGTACAGCATCAGGATCTCTTTTGATGCTTGCGCCATATCGATCGTCTCAAACTGATCCAGCCATATCATATAGTCGTCTTCTGTGAGTCTGGTCATATCGGCACGTTCTGCCGATCGCGCCATAATATACCCCAGTTTCTGGAGCTTCTCGATCACCGTTGCGTCCATCTTCTCCGGATCCATCTTTGTCAACGCTTGCATTATATCTTCGTGAAATGTATTCCGGTACCGGATTGCTGTCGCTGCGCTGGAGCGCATCATTACTTCGGTTTCACCGATTTTGACTGTCTTTTGCATATATCCCTCCAAATTTTTGAAAAAAGGGAGAACACCGCAGTGCCCTCCCCTGTGTGATTGTTTAGGCTGTTACAGTCACCGCACAGGTGTCTGTATAGTCTGTTCCGTCCACGGTGATCTTCGCCGTAATGGTCGCAGAGCCAGCGGACAGCGGGATCACCACGCCATCGCTTACTGCTGCCACTGCATTGTCGCTGGATGTCCATGTTACCGCCGAACCGTACGGAACTGCGTATGCGGTCAGCTTTTCACTCTCACCGCCTGCAGTCAGGGACAGCTCGGATTCATCCAGAGAGATGCCGGGTGCTGCTGCAGTTCCCTGGTACACTGCATTAAACCATGTATTATACGGAGCATCATCCGCAAGAGCACGGCTTTTGAACACGTCAGTGTTCAGGGCATTGATATGAATCGGTGCCGCCGTCATGTTAAGAGTGTCAGTCTTCGGAGTGATCGTCTCCGTGTTGGTCTCGCCGCCGATGCTCGGTTTGGATGCAGTACAGTTGTACAACACGTGCCTGGTGTTCTTTTTGTCGCCGTCAAACTGAAACAGCAATGCAAACGGCACAGTCGGAG